TCCCTGAGAAAAACTTGGGTGATGAATGGAAATCAGAGGGTTCTGTAATGAGAGGATTTGAAGCTATGTGTCACGAACTTAATTTGGTTGGATGGACAGCAACACAGGGTAATAGAAGTTCAATATCATCTGAGGTTGTAACAACAGACCAAATGGGTGGGTCAATTAAGAAAGCACAAGTTGGTCACGTTATCATATCAATCGCTAAATCACTTCAGCAAAAAGAAATGAAGTTGGCAACAATGGCAGTAACAAAATCTAGAATTGGGGATGATGGTATTGTCTTTGAAAATTGTAAATTTGATAATAGTATGTTGGAAATTGATACAGAATCTTCAGTAACATTCTTGGGTCACGAAGAACAAAAAGAAGAAAACAATAGACAAAGAATTAAAGATTTATTAGAAAAAAGAAAACAAAGAGAACAAAATAATTAATTATGACAGAAAAAATATTAACAACCAATCCAAATCGTTTTGTGATTTTCCCCATTCAATATAATGATATTTGGGAATTCTACAAACAACACCAAGCGGCATTTTGGACAGCAGAAGAGGTTGACTTGACTGGAGACATCAGAGAGTGGCAGAACTTGTCAGAGAACGAACAATATTTCATCAAGAACATATTGTCATTCTTTGCCGCATCTGATGGAATTGTCAATGAGAACTTGGCTGAGAACTTTTATAGGGAAGTTCAATACCCTGAAGCAAAATTCTTTTATGGATTTCAATTAATGATGGAAAATATCCATTCTTTAATGTATTCTTTATTAATTGATACTTATATATCAAATCCAAAAGAAAAAGACGAATGTTTCAATGCTATTGATAGATTACCCGCAGTTCAAAAGAAAGCCAAATGGGCGTTTGATTGGATTGAGAAGGCTTCTTTTCAAGAAAGATTGGTTGCTTTTGCAGCTGTTGAAGGTATATTTTTCTCAGGAAGTTTTTGTTCAATTTTTTGGTTGAAATCAAGAGGTGTAATGCAAGGACTTTCTAATGCTAATTCATTGATTTTTAAAGATGAAAACTTACATTGTGATTTCGCGATTCATTTATTGAATAATCACGTTGAAAATAAACCAAGTGAAAAAAGAATTAAAGAAATTCTATTGTCTGCTTTGGAAATTGAAAAGGAATTTATTACAGAATCTTTACCAGTTTCTCTAATTGGAATGAACTCAATTCTAATGAAGCGATATTTAGAGTTTGTAGTCGATGGGTTACTAATAAAGATGGGATGTAGTAAACATTTCAATGTTGAACAACCATTTAAGTTTATGGAACAAATTGCGGTTGAAACAAAAGGTAATTTCTTTGAATCAAGAACAATGGAATACCAAAAAGCTAAATTGAACGAAACGATTTCATTTACAGACGATTTTTAAATTTATAACTATGTCATTAAGAATTAAAAAAAGAAATGGGGAAGTGGTCGCATTTAACCCCACAAAAATACAAACAAGAATTAAACGAGCAAGTAAAAACCTAAACGTTAATTCTGACCAAATATTCATTAAAGTTATCACCTCAGTACCAACTGAGGGGGTAATTTCAACCAAACAACTTGATAAGTTGATTTATGAAATTGCGGCATCATATACTGGAAGTCATCACGATTATTCAAGATTGGCTTCCTCTGTTGCTATATCATCATATCATAAAGAAACTGACCCAAGTTTCTCAAATACAATGCACACTTTACACGTTGATGGCATTGTTAATGAGACATTAATGAAAACCATTGAAAGTTATGGTGCTTCTAATATTGATAGGGTAATTAATCACGAGAATGATTATAACTTTGATTATTTTGCTTGGAGGTCATTATATGAAATGTATCTTCTTAAAACACCAGAAGGTGTTACTATTGAAAGACCTCAACATATGTATATGAGGGTTGCTTTATGGGTAACAAAATCATTTGAAGAAGCTATAGAATACTACAAGTCACTATCAAACCAACTTATTTCTCCAGCGACACCAATCATGATTAATTCTGGTACAAAGATACCTCAATTGGCGTCTTGTGTATTACATTATAATGATGAAGATTCAAGAGAAGGATTATTGAATACTATGACAGATATTTCCACTTATTCGGCTGATGCTGCTGGCATTGGACTTTGTATGTCAAATATCAGAAGTAAGGAAAGTAGATTATCTACATCAGGTGGTTTTGCTGGTGGATTGTTAAAATATTTAAAGATTGTTAACGAGTCATTAAGATTCTTTAATCAACAAGGTAGAAGACCTGGTTCTGCAGCAATTTATCTAGAACCTTGGCATAAGGACATTATTGATTTATTGGAAATTAAAAAGAACACAGGTGCTGAAGAACTAAGAGCAAGAGATTTGTTCACCGCTCTATGGATTCCAGATAACTTTATGAGAGCCGTAAGAGAAAATGGTGATTGGTATTTATTCTGTCCTAATGACATCAAAAAAGCTGGATTACCCGCATTACAAGATGTTTATGGTGATGAATATGAGAATGTTTATAATGAGGCTATACGTATGGGATTGGGTAAAAAGATTAAAGCTCAAGATGTATGGACAAAAGTTATTGAATCTCAGATTGAAACTGGTGTTCCATATCTATGTTCTAAAGATAGTGCTAATAAAAAGACAAACCATCAAAACATTGGTGTAATTAAACAATCAAATCTTTGTAATGAGATTTATCAATATACTGATGAAAAAACTACAGCAATCTGTACCCTATCTTCAATGGTATTAAAGAACTTTGTACACGATGCACAATTTGATTTTGAGGAACTTTATAACGAAACTTGTAAAGTAGTGAGAGCATTGAACAAAGTTGTTGATATTAACAATTACTCAACGAATAAGGGTGAAAAAGGTGGTAGAGAACAAAGAGCAATTGCCATAGGAACTCAAGGCTTAGCTGATGTTTTCTATCTAATGGATTATGAGTTTACATCAGAAGAAGCTAAGAAATTGAATAAAGAGATATTTGAAACAATTTATTATGCGGCAATTAGTGAGAGTAATAAATTGGCTTATGATGGCGAATATCCAAAATATGATTTATTTGAAGGTTCACCAATGTCAAAAGGTATATTCCAATTTGATATGTGGGGATTAACAGAATCAGATTTATCTGGAAGATGGAATTGGAATGATTTGAAAGAAAATGTTATAAATTATGGTATATGTAATTCATTATTTACAGCACAGATGCCAGTTGCAAGTTCTGCCAAGATAACTGGTTCTTACGAAATGACTGAACCAGCACATTCAGCAATCTTTAACAGAAGAGTAGTGGGTGGTGAGATTATGATTGTAAACAAATATCTAATTGCTGACTTTGAAAAACTTGGAATTTGGGGTGAAGATTTGAAAAATGAAATCATTTTAAATGAAGGGTCAATTCAAAATATAAACTTCAACAATTACTTAGATACAGAAGATAAGAAATACAACTTCAAAATTAAAAGAATTGAACATTTGATGAAGAAGTATAAAACAATATGGGAAATATCACAGAGAGAATTGATTGATATGGTGGCTGATAGAGGTCCTTTTATTGACCAATCACAATCAATGAATATCTATATGGGTAATCCAACTTTGTCAAAAATCACTTCATCACATTTTCACGCTTGGCAAAAAGGATTGAAAACATTGTGTTATTATGTAAGAACTAAGGCAATATCAACTGGGGCAAAACATTTGGCTGTAGATATATCAAAAATAGATAAACCAAAAGTAACACCAACATTACCCCACGTTGATGTAATTAGTAAACCAATTGATTCACCATTCAATTGTTACAGTTGTTCATCTTAAAATAATAAATCACGACATTATGTCGTGATTTTTTGTTTTATGGTATTTATTGAAAAATATTAGGTTGTATATTTATTATTATGGCAAATGGATTTACATATGGTATAAATTTTCCTTTTAGGGGATCTTATTTTGGGGACTATTTGAGTTTATCTCAAACAACTGATGACGAAATTAGAAGTAATTTAATTCACCTTTTATTAACAAGGAAAGGTACGAGATATTATTTACCTAATTTTGGTACAAGATTATATGAATATATATTTGAACCTATGGATGGACCAACATTCTCTGATTTGGAAGCAGAAATACGAGATTCAGTTAGTGAGTATTTGCCAGGTTTGACTATAACAAATATAACAATAAATCCAGCTTCTGAAGGTGAGGAAGATAAGGGCACGTATATAAACGACAACAATGAAAGAGTTTTTACTGTACCGGGTATTAGTCAAGCTGAACATACAGCAAAAATCAAAATAGATTACTTGGTTACTGATACAGCATTCAACTCAAGTGATTTTATAATTATCAATATTTAATATTATGGCTAATAAAAAAATATCATATACAACTAGAGATTTTCAGTCAATTAGAACTGAATTAATAAATTTTACACGAACTTATTATCCTGATTTAATTGATAATTTTAATGACGCTTCCATTTTTTCAGCGTTATTAGATTTAAATGCTGCGGTATCAGATAACCTACAATTTAATATTGATAGGAGTATTCAAGAAACGGTACTACAATTTGCACAACAAAGGTCATCAATTTTTAATATTGCCAAAACTTATGGACTTAAAATTCCAGGTCAAAGACCTTCAGTTGCCCTAGTTGATTTTAGTATAACAGTAGACGCATTTGGTGATAGAGAAGATTTAAGATATTGTGGTATTCTAAGAAGAGGTGCTCAAATTAATGGTGCTGGTCAAGTTTTTGAAACTGTGTATGATATTGATTTCGCATCTGCAGTCAATGCCGAAGGTTTCCCCAATAGATTAAAAATACCCAATTTTGATTCAGGTAATCGATTATTAAATTATACCATTATCAAAAGAGAAACTGTTGTTAATGGTATTACAAAAGTATTCAAAAGAGTTATCACACCAAATGACGTTAAACCATTTTTTGAATTATTTTTACCAGAAAGAAATGTATTAGGTGTTACTAGTGTATTACTAAAAGATGGTACTCAATATGCGAATATTCCATCTGTACAAGAATTTTTAGGATTGGACAATAGATGGTATGAAGTTAAAGCTTTAGCCGAAGAAAGAGTTTTTATTGAAGACCCTACTAAAGTGGCCGATAATCCAGGTATTAAAGTTGGTAAATATATTACAGCAACAAGTAAGTTTATTACTGAATATACACCAGAAGGATTTTTGAAAATGACATTTGGTGGTGGAAGTCAATCAGCTGATGAACAATTAAGAGAGTTTGCTAGAAATGGGTATAAATTAGATTTATATAAGTATTCAAATAATTTTGCCTTGGGAAGTACTCTTAAAGCAAATAGTACATTATTTGTACAATATAGAATTGGTGGTGGTAGTACTAGTAATTTAGGTGTTAATGTAATAAATCAAATTGGTACTGTTTCATTTTTTGTTAATGGACCTTCTGATTCTGTAAACACTAGTGTTATAAATTCTTTATCTTGTAATAATGTAACTGCGGCAATTGGTGGGGCACCTAACCCAACTACCGAAGAAGTTAGAAATTTGGTTTCTTTTAATTTTTCGGCACAAAATAGAGCGGTGACAATTAATGATTATGAATCAATAATTAGAACAATGCCATCTCAATTTGGAGCTCCAGCGAAAGTATCTATAACTGAAGAAAATAACAAAATTAAAATTAAGATTCTTTCTTATGATGAATCAGGTAATTTAACTGAAATTACATCTAATACTTTAAAAAGTAATATTGCTAATTATTTATCAAACTACAGAATGTTAAATGACTATATATCAATAGAATCCGCAAATGTTATTGATTTGGCATTTAATATTGACGTGGTATTAGATAATAGTCAAAATCAAGGTGCTGTAATAGCGCAAATAGTTGATAGTGTTAATGAATATATGAGTCCTAAAACTAGAGAAATGGGTCAAAATGTTAATGTATCTGAAATAAGAAGAATAATTCAATCTCAAAATGGTATTATTGCCGTAGCAGAAATCCAAGCGTTTAATAAGGTTGGAGGTCAATATTCGTCATCTCAAACATCACAAAGATATTTGGATAGTGAAACTAAACAAATTGAATTAGTAGACGATACTATATTTGCAGAACCTAGTCAAACATATCAAGTTAGATTTGCGACTAAGGATATTAATGTAAGGGTTAAGAATTTTAAAACTACTAATTTCTCGTAATAATTTATTTCCCTAGTTATTGATTTATCTTTTTAAAAAGCCAAATAAAGTATTTATTTAAAAAGATAATTTAATGTCAAATTCATATAGAATAAGAACCCAAGTTGGGGTTGATAAATCCGTAAAAATATTATTAGACCAAGATTTTGAACAACTAGAGATACTTTCTCTCAAAATTTTATCAGACCAAATCTATAATAGACAATGTTCAGATTATGGTGTTATTGTTGGTAGAATATCAATAAACAATGGATTTGGGTTACCGAATTGTAAGGTATCTATTTTTATTCCGCTCTCAGAACAAGATGAAAATAATCCAATAATATCAACATTATATCCTTATAAATCATTATCATCAGTTAATGAAGATGGATATAGGTATAATCTTTTACCTTATACAAAATCGTATAGTACTCACGTACCTACTGGTAGTTTCCCTGACAGAGAAGACGCTTTAGTTGACAATAACGTTATTGAAGTTTATGATAAATATTATAAGTTCACCACACAAACAAATGATAGTGGTGATTATATGTTATTTGGTGTTCCATTAGGGTCACAAACAATTCACGTTGACATTGATTTATCAGATATTGGTGAATTTTCATTATCACCACAAGATTTGATTAGAATGGGTGTGGCTACGGAATCCCAAGTTGCTGGAGTTAGTTTTAAATCGTCTAGTAACTTGAATTCTTTACCCCAAATAGTTTCTTTTAATAGAACAATAAATGTTGACCCATTTTGGGGACAACCTGAAGTTTGTAGTATTGGGATAACAAGAACTGACTTTGATGTTAGTGGCGAAATGAATATTGAGATAACACCAACAGCAATTTTTATGGGGTCAATATTTTCATCATCAGATGAACAATTTCAAAAATCAAATTGTAAATCAAAACTAAAACAAGGTGAATTATGTAATTTAGTAGCTGGTGCTGGTGAAATATTGGCAATAAGACAAACAATATCTTTGGATAATCAAGGATTACCAATATTAGAACAATTTGATTTAGAATCTGGTGGTCAAGTTATTGATGAAAATGGAACTTGGCTTGTTGATGTTCCTATGAACTTGGATTATGTGTTTACTAATGAATTTGGGGATAGAGTATTATCTAATGACCCCACTATTGGTATTCCTACTAAAGGAAAATATAGATTTAAAATTAAATGGAATCAATCGCCAAAACTATCAGAACCAATTAAAAGAGCTTATTTTTTAGTACCAAATATTAGAGAATATGGGTGGGATTCTTCAGGAAATTCTGACCCATTTCAAGTACCAAATCCAGACCCAAACGTTTTTAAATCTTATGCTTTTAGTTTAGATTGGAATGATTATGTTGACCCACAAGTTGCCATTGATTGTGAAGATTATTTTTATTTAATGAGTTATAATAAAGTCTATAGTGTATCACAATTAATTGACCAATATAGAAGTGGGTATTTACAGAATAGAATTATTTCAATTAAGAATATATTAGATGAAACATGTGAGAGTGATAATGTAAAATTCCCAACAAATGATGCTGCATATAGATTTGATTTAATATATTTGTTATTCATTATACTTTTGTATATTGCAAGACCTATTTTATATCTACTGTTAATTGTTTCACATTTACTTGCGGGTGTTATGGCCGCTTTATTTATTCCATATTGGAGAAGAATTGCTAATTTAAGATTACCAAATTTATCTTATCCTGATTGTGATTTATGTAATTGTAAAGAAGGGGGTGAGGCAACGGGACCAACACCAAGTGAATTTCAAGTTGCGGTTGATACTGAATTATTAACTAATGGGTATTTAACTCCATTATGGTCATTCAGTCAATATACAAAACCGGGATTTACTTGGGAAAATGATGGTTACGCACCAGATGATATTATTGTCAATATTAATGACCCAGCACTTGGATACAATGCTGCAGCCTCAAAATATTTAACCTTTTCAGAACAACTTTTGGTTACTGGTCAACCATACAACCCAGGATTACCATCACCAAACACATTTGCACCTCAGATGCAAGACATTGGGAATGGTAAAAAAATATTCACAACGAGTATTCCAATTTTTGAAAGGTTAAATTTATTTAATTTAAAATCCGCTTATTTTGATGGTAGGATTCCAAAATTATGGAATGACAATGGAGATAGGTGGTATCCTGATGATAATGCAACTAATGTTAGAGACTCATATAATCCTTGGGGTGGTGGTAATAGAATTAGAGTATCTTTTAGACCAACACTAAATGGTTATCCTAGAACAACACTTCCAATAAACGATTGGTATAATACTGGTATATATCAACCTTATCATTTTGACAATGTAATGCTTTTAATGGTAAGACCAGAAAAATTAAGTGAATTTATAGCTGGAGCACTTGTCACATTCCAATCATCAGAATTATCAACTGACCCAAACATAACAGGTTCAACAACAAATCAATTTGGTAATAATGCAACAATTGGAATCACTATAAATCAAGGTAATCAATCAATAAATGTTGATTGGGCTAAATTTGATGGTAGTGGTAACAATACAACGACATATCAAATCGACCAAGGTGTTGATGACGCTCAGTATTCCAAATATCCAATGGATATTGAATATTTCCAAGTAATTACTGGGATGACAATTGGTGATATATATGGATATAATATTGCTGATTTACAACAAGATGATTGTTGTTATCCTAATAGTGGTGACCCTGGAACAGTAAATGCACCTGGTTCATTAAGACATGCCTTATTTACTCGTATTAATATTGTTACAGTAAAAACTGATAATACATTCGTTCCTAATAATAATTCCGCTGAAGTTGGAACATATCGTATTAGTCCAGCATTGTCTTTTAATAATTTTGCTGAACAGGGATTAGTTTTTTTAGTTAGAGGTGTTGACCCATATTCAACAAGAGGTGAAGTTGAGTATGACTTATCTGGTATAATAAATGGATCAGTCATTAATAATAGAATTTTAGGTAATCTACCAGACCCATTTATTAATCCAGGAGGAATTGATTCGGATAACAGATGGATAATTAGAGGAAATAATTATAAATTAAATATACCAATAAATGGTAGTATCAATAACACAAGACACGTAGGTAATGTTGATGGTTTTGACCCAGCAACTAATCAATATTTATATTACCCATCCTATCACTATCAACCAACAATAGGTGGACAAAATGGTTTTATTTCTTTTAATTCTAAATTACCGAATTATTATTCTTTGTTAGATAAAAGTACACCAGGGCAATATTTAGCTAATTCAAGGGCTATGTGGGAAAGTTCTAATAATAGTAGTACAGCACCAATTATACCAATTATAAATCCTCCATTTTTAAAATTGATGAGAGATTATTCAGCTAGAAATTATACCGCAGATGGACTACCACCCACAAACACTAGACGATTATTCAATGCTTTCCAAGTTGAATTTAGGGATATAACTAATCCACCAAATGAATTTAATCAAAGAGCGATATTAAATGGTGACCAAAAAATAAATATAGGACAATCTTGGAGAAGTCCAAATATATTTTATAGGTCATATTGGCCAAATCAAGTTGTTGAAGGTGGTACTTATATGAACCAAGTACTTTGTTTGAATGGTGATGGTGCTTGTACTTTAGGTCCAAGTTTAGACCCTGATGATAATAAACCTAAAGGTGCGTCATATTATTACGCACCATCTTATTTGTTATTTAATTCAGACTATAATTATAGTAACACAATGGTAAGTGCTGGAAATGGTGGAAGGATTGTTATGAGGTCTGACAGATTACCAACATCCACATCTTATATTCAAGATTTAGAAAATACATTCCCATTATTCTCAAATCCAAAATTTACCGTTTATTTTGTTACTGATGACCAAACATCAGGAGTTGGAATATTTGGTACAAGTTCGGCTACAGAATTG